AGTGGTGGATCAGGTGGTGGCGGAGGAAAAACAGATCAATCTTCTCCAGGAGCTGGTGCTGCAGGAAATACACCTCCTGTAAGTCCACCTCAAGGTAATCCAGGAGGAAATGGTGGAAATAACTCTGGTGGTGGTGGTGGTGGAGCAGGTGGAACTGGAGGTAATGCCGCTTCTCCAAGTAACCCATCAAATGGTGGAGTAGGTGGAAATGGAACAGCAAATTCAATAACAGGTGCAGCAGTAACTTTAGCTGGTGGTGGCGGAGGAAACTCAGAAAACGGCTCAGGTGGTGGTGCAGGACCAGGTGGTGCAGGAGCAGGAGGTGGACCAGCTGGTTCACCAGCAGCAGGAAGTGCAACAGCTAATACAGGTAGTGGTGGTGGAGGAGCAGATACTCCTGGTGGTACT